AAACAATCGAGGCTTGCTGTCGGTCTGCGGCACAACCATAGACCTCCGCTCGCTGTTCTCCGTCACCACAAGTTAATAGCAGAGCGACGGCAGCTGCAAGCTCTGATTTGCCATTCTTCTTGGGAATTTCAATGTAAGCCGTGTTGAATTGCCGATAGCCGTTCGGTTTCAGAATGCCGAACAGGTCACGGATAATCTGCTCCTGCCAGTTCAGCAGTTCAAATTTCTTTCCTGCCCATGTGCCTTTGGTATGGCTGAGGCATTCAATAAAAGAAACAGCATAGTCCGCCACCTTTTTGTTATACTTGGAATTCTCCGCCATAAAGCGGGTTGGTTTAAATCTTGCCATTGTTCTCACCTCCAAACAAAAAAGACATGCCAAAAGCAAGTCTGTATCATTTATTTTAATGCCCTCATGTGGCAGTTTTGTAATCGAGATTCCATTCCCATTGTAACCATGTTACCATACAAATTCAATGATAGCAAGTCATAACGAAAAAATATACTGCACAAATATATGGCTCAAATTTTGTGTACTATATTTCTTCGGTACGAGCCACAGCCCCCTTGAATCAGGGGCTGTTTGGAAAGAGTGAGGAAGGTTTATCTTCCCGTCATACTTTCCCATTCAAATTCGCAGGCGTTTTCGTACTCCTCATCAAAAAGGGCATCGTCATCGATTTCCTTTTCCGTAAAGTCGATGCCGTCGATTTCCTCAAAGGTCGTTCCGTTTTCCTCGGCATCTGCCTTTGCAAGGCTTTCTGCGTTTTCCTCAACCCATGCAGTAAACTCCTCGTTGTCCATCCTGTCCTCGTTTTCAATCTCCAGTTCGTATTCGTAGTCCGCATCGAACCAGATGATGACCGCCTTTGTGATTTCGGTTCTTTCGTTCCAGTCCGTTCTGTTTGCCATTGCTCTTGCCTTTGCGATTCCGTATGCTACCATTGTGTTTTTCCTCCGTTTTTTTGGTTGTTTTCCCTTTCGGTAACTGTATATTACCATACCTTTCGGCGTATAGCAAGCGGCTAAATGTACAGAACATAAGGCGATATTTCCGCTGTATATTTGGTAGATTTGATACTGGATAAACTTGCTTTTCTATGGTAAAATACAATACAATGGAAAAGGCATCTCGGAAAATTGCAGCCACCAACCAAGCCCCGCACAGTTCGCCTGTGTGGGGCTGATTTTGACTTTGGGCAGTTTTTTGGCAAGCACGCTGAAAGCCCACACAGGGCAAACAGGGCGGTTACATGGGGAACTTTCGGTGCATTACAGACAGGATTTTCTCCTGTTCCTCCGTGGAAACGCCGATGCTTTCCAGTGCCTGCCGAATACCGCAGTCCGGGCAAATGGGCGTTTGGTTGTCCGTTCTGGAAAGTGCCGGCACATCGGAGTAGGGTTTTCCGCAGAGTGGGCAGACTGCCGAAACTGGCTTATCCGTTTTCATGGTGGTACACCTCCCGTTCGCTGATGTCCATGGCTTTCCGCAGGTGTTTCAGGTCAAAGCCGAACTGGCGGTATCCATCCACACAGGTGCGGATGTAGGCAGAAGTCGGAATACCCAGTTTCCGTTCCTCGTGCATGATGTACACAAAGGCGGTCAGCTTTTTTCCGGTTTCTGCAAGGGGAAGTTCCAGTTCCGTTTTGTAGTAGAAATGGGGATACCCCTCATAGCGGTCAAGGGCAAGTTCATCTCGTTCCGACACCGACCAGAC